TAGGGACACTTTTTGAGAATTTAGGGACACTTTTTGAGAATTTAGGGACACTTTTTGAGAATTTAGGGACACTTTTTGAGAATTTAGGGACACTTTTTGAGAATTTAGGGACACTTTTTGCCCTGTTTTATCCAAAATAGTGTCAAGAATAGGTGTTATTAATCTGACTTTGTGACCATAAATATCTCTAATTTTACCTAGTGTGACAAAATTTAAGATGTTGAGTTTATGAATTATCTTTCTTATCGCATGCTCTGATATGCCTAAAAAATCAGCAAACAAAAAATTATCAGCTGTGCAACCTCCGTTGGGATTATCAGATAGCATAATTATTTTGGATAAGACAGCCACATCTGTGAGTGATAGTTCATCAATACTTAAAAAAGCATCAACAATAATGATTTTGTGGTTGTCAGCAAAGTATTCTTTCAGTATATTCATGTTTTACACTCCTTCGTGTTTTTTTTTAATTCAAAACCTCAACCAACCCATTTGGCTAAGGCGTAACAAGGAGTGTAAAAACAATTGAATCGTTAGAAAGCCTATTACTAGGAAACTTCCTTCTGGAAAACCTCGACAAATTCAAGTGCGTGCACATCCCTGTGATGAATAATTTGATCAGGCGTTGTTGTGTAAATATTGCCCTCTTGATCAATTACTTCTATCTTTTGGTTTTTAAATTGAGCATACAGCCGATTGCATAGTCGTAGCTTCTTGTTGTACATCGTCTTTGCAAATTCAAACTGCCAGTAATCACGGTGACAGATATCCATTTCGGTGAGGTAGACTTTAAAAAGGTATTTGTAGCGATAGCAGGTGTGTCTTCCATAAGCTTTGGCGTGCCCCATTTTTCTTAAACCAAGGTCTTTTTGCACTTTCTGATAACGTTGATTTTTAATCTTGGTTTCGCTGTTGATATAATTCAAAATCTTTTTTTGTTCATCAGTTAGCATAGTAATATCCTTATTTATCTAATTGATTTCCATAATGTTCAAAGCGTTTAATGAAGCGTTGCATATCACTGATTAATCTTTCTATTTCTTCGACTTGGGTAGGATTTAACTGTCTTCGGTAGCCACCAGTTTGAAGTTGCCTTGTTGTTAGTGCACTATTGATTTGTCCTGCTAGTTGTTGATAGATGCCATAATATTTCTTCATAGTGTCTTCAAGCTGGTTACGGTACTTAGATAACAGATCAATTTGATGCGAGATACGTTGTTGGTCATTGACCAGTTTGTCTTTTAACATCTCCTCACGATTTTGATTGGGTGCCTGTAAAATTTGGATAAGCGTCTCTATATTATTTGCTATCTGATCAATACTCTCTGCGTAAACATGAATTTTGTCCTGTATTTTATTGGCGTTATTATCCATCTCTTTAATTTGTTCGGTAATCATTGTTATCTTGTCGTTAATAATTTGGACTTTAGCATCATGGTCTTCTAAGTGTTTTTGATGTTTTTTCTTAACTGTTTCTAGCTGTGACTCATGGTTTTTAATGGTTTTAATTTTTCGTGAAGATTGGTTATAAAGGCGGCTTGCTTCATTTTTAACTGCTTTTTTAAGTCCATTAAATTGGTTGGTTTTTGCCTTATGCTCAGTACATTTGGTTTTTAAGTCTTCAATCAGTTCGGCAAACTCAGGCAAATCTTTAATATTCTCATCATGTTTAAATTCATTGTAAGTGCTAATAATACGGTCTAGCCTTTTTTGAATATTATAAGGAATACCTTCTTCTGGATCAGTGTAAAGAAAAGCTTCAACTTTAATCATCTGGCTAACAATCTCATCTTCCAAATCATTAAGTTCGTCCTGCAAAGCTTCTTTTTCAGTTTTCTTCGGCGCTTTGATAGCACTTAAATCTTGATACTCTTGCTGGCTTCTTTTAATAACATCGGTGATTTCACCTTCTCGTGCTTGGTACTCACTGATTTGTTGGTCTTTTTCGATTTCGAGTTCATCCAGTTCATTTAAAAGGTCAAAGCGTTGCTGCTCCAGTGCCTTTTGATCATATTCCGTTGATTCTTTGTCCTGCCTTAGCTCATTGATCTGTGCTTTTAATTCCTGTTGTTTATTTTTAAGTGTGGTTATTTCCTTTTCATGAGCTGAGCTATCCATCTGGGCTAATTTCGTTTGAGTTAACTCGGTTTCAATACTACTCATTTGATTGAGTAACTTAACGATCATTCCTTGTTGATATTGTTGGTTGTAAAGATGAAGGACACGTTCGTAATGCTCATTGAAACGAATTAACACATCTTGTTCTTCAACTCGGTCACTAACATTAGAAGCATTTGATTGCATAGAATAACGGTTTTTACCTCCGCTCATGGTTCGACGATTACTATTACTTTGCAGAGACTTCCTTTTTGACTCACTCATCATCGCTTCACGCAAGGTTGTTTTAACTGGAATGGACTGCTTTTTCACAGGTAACGGCGTTTTAAATCCATCCTTATCTTTGACACTTTGGCGGGCTTCCTGCTCTGCTTTTTTAATGGCTTTTTGGTTTTTAATGACCTCCGCTTTAATGGGTTTCATGTGGTGAGGAAATAACAAATTAGCATAGCGCATGCGTAGGGTATGAGAAAAACTCGGTGTATTTTGAATGAGAACGTTTTCAAACAAATGTTGTAACGCCCGACTAAATCCACGATGAATAATTAAATCTGCCACCATCATACTGTAAAAGCCACAGTCATTGGTTGCCTGAATCCGTCCTGCGGCGATGGTAAATTGATTGCCAAAATGGGTTCTTAAAATATCACTAAAGGTGCCATGCGCATCAATTATTTCTGGCTCTGAATTACTATCAAACAACATTGCTCGACGGTTTCCGTCCTGATTCTGAGATAATACGATCGTGTAAAAATGTAAGTTCTCTCTGACCACAATAATATGATACTGACCATTACGTAAATCGTTGATAATTTGGGTTAAGTTGTTACGAATTTCGTTTTGATTTCTTGTGGTAACATCAAGCTGTGTGTGTAAAAGATTAGGATTATTCGCAATTTGAGCATCAATAAAAACACCGATGGTACTCTGAGCGAGCATACTTCCGGCGGTGGTCATACTTTCAAAGGTATCATCGGCAACGGCATGCGGATTTTGTTCCTCACTACCAAATAAGCGGTTGTATTGATTACGGGCAAACTCAGCAAAAGGGATTAAAGTCATTAAGGCACTTACAGGACGGCGTTGTTGGGAGCCACTTAATAGATTCAGTCCAATGCCGATCAATGAAAAGGTAAACAAGGACTTTCCTGAAGGTATATAGCGACTTAATCTACCTAATCCTCCGCCACCAAAATCATCACCATCATCAAAAGGATCAAAATCATCATCGTCATCATATCTTCTCCATCTGCGCCATCTCTCGGCTTCTTTAGCTTCATTTGCAGCTTGAATTTTCTTTTGTTCTTCTTCCTCTTCTTTTTTAACTTTGGCTAGAATCGTCTTATGGTTATCGACAAAATAATCTAACTCGTCATCATAAAGTGTTTCGTATAGCTGTTTAAATAATTGAGATTCTTTGGGGTATCCAACCTCATTCAATCGACACCGATAATGACAGACTTGCCATAGTGTTTTATTCTCTTGAGTTGGAGTAAAGTTAGGCAGCCTAAAACGGTCAATGTATTTAATGATTAAAGGTAAATCCTCAACCTGAACACGCTCAGCAATCGCAATAAAAGGAATTTGGTATTTTCCTTCCTCAAGAATAGGGTAATCTCTTAACAGATTTCTAATTTTCATCATATTCCCTTAATTTTTTTATTTTTTACTTAATTCACTTCATTTACTTATTCAAATAATGCTTTGTTTTTTTCAGGGTCAACATAGAGCGCCCAAAGACTATAACTGTGCCCATGCTTACTTTTACGCGTCATACCCTTTGTTACTGTGACGATATAATCTTTAACCTGTGCACCCATCTCCATTAATGCAAAAGAAACACTGGCAACACTGGTGGGACTCACTGAAAGCACGACAAAGCGATTGCGATAACGATCTTGACGATTAACTAGCTGCACTAAAATATCCAAATAGCGCTTCACCTTAGGATTACGTCCCGCCTTAAGCATCACTTTCTCGACTTCTTCAATCAGTAAACCATCATGGGTAGTAACGCCATCTTTGCTATATTTAACGTCTTGGAAGTTAACGTCATTGCCATCCACCAGAATATATTTCTCACTGGTTTGCAGGATTTTGACATCAAGGCTTTTTTCGCCAAAGTGCTCATCATCTGACATTAAGAAGTGCCCATTACGTAAGGTGATTGTCGGTAAAACAGATGGGTCAATATAAAGCCCACTGAGCCCCATTGATTTCAAGCCATCCTGAATTTCACTCGGTAAGAAGCTATGATTAGGGATGGGCATATTGTCTGCTTTTTCTACTTTGTCTAACTGATTCATTGATTCGTTGTTCTCATTACTCATTGTTCATTCCTCTTTTTTACATTGTTACATTGATTCATTATTTAAGCTTAAACGTCCTGAAACTGGATTTTTTACTATATTGTTGATAAAGCTCAGGATTTACTTCTTTGATTTTCTTACTATCTAAGCGGTTTTGGGTGGTGTTTTTCCAAGTGACTAAGGTATTCCCCTCAACATCCGTTAAAATCTCGTGCGATTGCATATAGTTCATCACATTGACTTTGATTTGCTCGATGTGATCATTCAGTGCTTTTTGTTGTTCTTGTAATGCCTTAATCTGAATAACGTTTGATATAATAGTATCATTAGCTTTGATGACACTGTCCTTTTCAATGGGGATATATTGGCTGTCATTCGCACTCATCATGGGCGGTGGGATTTTTTTTAAGACATAGTTTTGCCAGAAGTCGACACACGCTTGTAAAATCTTGGCTTCAAACTCAGCATCACGCTCATAGACAAAAATACGAAACGTCCAACGGTCAAACATCGCCGCTAAATCCACGCGCTTGGCATTGGTTAACATCGCATAATGTGCACATTGGGTTTTGTAATACAGCGGGATTTCACCTTGCCATTGATCGGGATAGCCACCCACAGTTTTGCATTCAATCACCACATTATCATCGGCGCGCATTGCATCAACGTTCCCAAGTAAAAAGGGGTATTCTGGGTGGACAAAAGTGTCAATATCAGTTATCACATCACAGTGACAATCGGCGATATAGTTATCAATAATATTCTGCTCGGCAATAGAGCCTCTTTTACAACGTTCGTTGGTGGCTTGATCTTCCTCTACATCTTTTTGAGAGAGTTTAAGGACTTTAGAGTAATAAACATCTAAGGCAGTACGCCATGGGTTTAATCCTAACAGTGCCGCAACATCACTACCGCCTATTCCTTTTTGCCTTGATTCCAACCATTGTTTTTTTGTTAATAATTTTGTGTCATCCATGGGATTTTCCTTAATATTTTAATATCCTAATATCCTTTTTTCCTTTTTTCCTCAACGTTCAATAATCTCTATCGGATAGATCGACTCAACTATTTTTTTCTTAGTTTTGTACAAATCTGTGCGGTAGCCTTTGACGTCTTCAAAAGTAACTGTCCCATCTGCCCAGAACACCACGAAATCGCAGACATAACGCACATTGCTGGGTAAACGCAGAGGTACTTGAAACAGAAAGAAGATGATTTTTTCTTGCTGTTGTAATTGTTTGAGTGTTTCATAATAGTTTTTCTCCTTTTTTGATTGAAACTTGATTCCGTCACATTCAACGGGCTTTGCATTAAACTTATGCCTTATGGTTTTACCTAACCTAACCATGAGCGAATATCCGATAAAGCATCGTTAACATAAAAGCTAAGGTCGTCATATGAAAAGGAATCATCCAGCGCAAAAGTTCAAACTTCACTGACTTTAATTCATAGCAGAATTTGGTTTCAATGCGCTTTTCAAAATCATCAAACTTACTTTGAAGCTGATCATTAGTGATATAATCCTTTTTAGTAGTGACTTTACGCACAGTTTTTTCTTTCTTTTCTTTTTGTTCTTTTTTACCGTCCATGGTGTAATCCTCCGTTGTTTCTAAATGCCCTATAGCCAAACCAGAAAGAAATGATCGCAGCAAAAATGGCATAATCTTGCTCTGTCCAAATCTCTGAAAGGGCAATAAAGGCGTCATGGTTATGTTGGTAAACACGTATAAATAAGAAGGTTTTAATCAGTCCATAGAGAAAAAAGAAACCATAACTAATCACAGGGCGCACACTGGCACTTAATGCTTCAACGAATTTCGACTGGGTTCGCCCATAGAAGTGATATAGTCCTTTATTTTCCTCGACATCGGCAGCTAATTGAGCATTTTCTTTTTTTAATTCCAAAACTTTCAATTGATACTTTTTATCTTGGCGATCTTTGAATATGGCGAGTAAATCAGGACACATTGCACTGAAAAATCCTAAAATACTGCCTAATAATGTCATCATGGTTAATCCTTTTGTTATGTTTTAAGAATTTCCGTATTAATTTCAATCATAAGTGGTCATTTTTAAGAAGTCAATATTATTTTTTTGTGTTTCAACCTTGCGAAAAAACCTTTTTAGAATATAGAAAAAATAGGTTAAAATAGAACGTATGATCAGTTTGAAAAAAATCAAATTGACATTGGTTGCAAAATAACGTAAAAACAAATAATGACTTTTATTGATGATGGTTTAATCAACTTTAGAGGTTATAAAGAGTAGGAAGAAAGGGAGGGAGTAACAACAACTTAAAAAACCTCTCATAACACGGATGTTCTTGCGCATGAAAAAGAATGAAAATTTAAAGGATTGCAAAAGGACTGACAAAAGAAATAAACGGAATACAAAAGGAATAACATCATGCAAAATATGTTTACAGAAGGACAAAAAAAGCAGTTTTCAGATAACATTGCCCGCGCGTTACAGCAACAAGGCTCTATCTTACAGAAGATTGTACGTAATGAGTCGATGGATTATGAAGTCAAATACTTTGATGAAGTCGACAAAATGACCACTGATGAGCGTGAGCGTAATGATAGCACCGGTTATCAAATTGGTGAGTTAACGAAAACACAGATGGGCAATTTAATCCCTAAAATCAAAAGGCGTCAATTAACCGCTTATATTGGGCGTACCCGTGCAGTGATTGATCAAGGGGATAATTTAAACGTGCTTTTAGACCCCAGTTCTATGCGTGTCAAATCCGCTGCATGGGCAATGGGTCGAGAGTATGACCGTCGTATTATCAAAGCCTTAGGTGGCACAATGAAAACCGGTGTTGATGGCTCAGGTAACGCAGATTTTATTGGTACTCAAGTGCATAATGCCTCAGGTAAATTAACACTCAATACCTTATTAAAAGTTCGTGCTCAACTGCGCAAACACTGCTTTGATAAAAACGAAAAACTTTATCTTGTGGTCACTGAACAACAAATTTCTGACATGTTGGAATTAACCCAAGCCACCAGTTCAGATTATCACAATATCAAAAACTTAATGTCAGGCGATGTCAGCACCTTTGCCGGCTTTAATATCATCACTACTGAAATGCTGCCTGTCACCATTGATAGTAAATCAAAAACCAAAGCGGTAAGGGATTGTTTTGCCTTTACAGAATCTTCTATGATTTTTGGCAAGGTTAAAAACTCACTGATTAGCCGCATCGAAACCTTACCATTACATGATATGGCCTCTTTGATCTACGTCTCTGAATCCTTTGGTGCCATGCGTCTACATGATAAAGGTGTCGTCTGTCTTAAAGTGGATGAAGACCAAAATGATGATCATGAGTATAGTGAAATTGTGGTTAAAGCGACAACTGATAAGGGTTTTTTAAAATCATCTACTAAGCCCGCGCTGGAATTATCAGAAGCAGAGCTTAAAGATAAAGATAAAGATAAAGATTAAGCAACGTTAATTTCAAGGATGAGCCATGATGAACGCACTCAATGAAAGGATTAAAACCGCCGCCGCTAGTTTGTTGGGATTTACATCAAGCTATCAGCCACAGAATAAAACCAATAAGATAACTGTTTTACTCAATAGTTTTGTTGATGGCGCGATACAAGAGGTTTATCACAGTGCTGACTGGGCATTTGGTATTGATACCTTCTCTCAAGATATGCTCTGGCAGGTCGAATCCTCTGCTATCCTTCGACTTGGGAACCAGCATATTGTGGTTTTTTCAGGTCAATATCATCGTGTCATTGCCACCGCGCCATCAAGTTTTAACTTCACCTTACATCAACAAGGTATTGTGTTTAAAACCAAAGGCGTGATTGATAAAGTCAACTCTGATATGCGTCTTGGAATGATCGTTGACTGCCCTGATTGGTTGATTCTATATAAAAAACAATTACCTGTGTCCCCCATAGAGGATGCACAATTTACCAATCTGTGTGCTTTATGTCTTGCGGCGCAAATTGCTTACTCTGCCTATGGTGATGCCAACTATGCGGATGCTACGAAAAAGCAATATATCACCGCTCTGCAACAGGCTCAGCAAGTCAATCGTTATCAGTCCAACCTTGATAATATGACACGGGTGCTCTAATGTCTTCTTCTTCTGCAACTCCGGCGATTTCCTTCCCTGTCAACTGGTCGCCTTATCCTTTTCAGGTGCCGTTATGGAAGTATCTTAATAATGGGGGAAGGACGGCAGTGTGTGTTTGGCACCGTCGGGCAGGTAAAGATATTATGGGGATTAACTGGATTACTGCTTGCGCACTTAAAGAAGTTGGGGTGTATTGGTATCTCTTCCCCACGGCTGATCAAGCGAAAACTTCCGTTTTTGAAAGTATTACTTTAGATGGACGCACCTATTTGGATTTTATCCCGAAAAAACTGGTGAAACGTATCTTAGTTAGTACCATGAAAATCGAGTTGGTTAATGGCAGTATCATCCAATTTCACGGGGCATCAAGTCCCAAAGGATTGCGTGGTGCAGGGATTAAGGGCTGTGTATTTAGTGAATATTCTTTCATGAAGATACAAGCCATTGAGTCTGTCGTGCAACCGATGTTAGTCCGCTCTAAAGGTTGGGCGCTTTACTTATATACCCCCTCAGATGACCCCGAAGAAACCCATGGCGAAACCCTTTATAGTAAGGCGCTAGAAGATAAAGATGCCTTTGCCCAGCTTAAAACCATTAATGACACCACTGATCACTATGGTCAGCCTTTGGTTACTGAAAAAGATTTGATTCACTTAAGAAGCCGTGGCTTTACCGAAGATCGTATCAGACGCGAGTTCTATTGTGATTTTAATGCCGTGAGATTCCACCGCTCCAAAGATGCAATGTTTATTGAGGAGATGGAAAAAGCGGAAAGTTCAGGGCGATTTACCTATGTGCATTATAACCCAAGTTACCCTGTACACACCGCTTGGGATATTGGTATCGCTGATTACACCGCCGTTTGGTTTTATCAAGTGATTGGCTCGGAGGTTTATGTCATTGATTTGGTTTATAACCGCAATAAAAACTTTGAGTATTACTTAGATCGCCTCATTCAACGCCCGTATGTTTATGAGCGAATGATTGCACCCCACGATATGATTAGACGCAATCACTTAACTATGGACACCCGCTTATATGAAATGAATCTTTTGTGTGAAAAACATAAGCTGCCACCTTTCTTACTCGGGCGCAAATATCTCAGGGAGCAGATGATTGGTAAGACACGAGCATTTTTTAGTAAATGTTATATTGATTTAACCCGCTGTATTCACGGCATTGATGCCCTTTACTCAGAAGGCGCTGGCAAAGAAAAACGCAAACACCCTGAGAATGATTTAGTGGATGCCTTTATGTATATGGTAATGGATGTTGAAGAACAAAGACTGTTAGTTGATGATCGCCCTGAGCACAAGCGCCTATGGAATCCTGAAAAAACCATTAGTGATTATAAAGTCTTTAACTATCAAATGCGGGGGTACAACTAATGGGCTGGCTTAAAAAAGCGTTCAGTAATCCGGTTAAAGCAATTGTTGATACCGTTTCAAGACCGCAAGATTGGATGCGCCATGCCACAGAAGATTTAACCGGCGAAAGACGTGCACGCATTGAGGCAGAAGGTATTGCTGAGCTCTTAAGAAGTGATATTGCTAAATTAAATGCCATCGGTAGCCAGAGTCATACCTTAAGTGGTGATTTACAAAACCTTATGCAACAAATGCAGCAAGAGGAATTCTTAGGGCGTAATACCATTGATCGACTGTCTCAGGACTTACAACGAGAAGCCAATAATGCTAATAAGCTCATTGGGGAGAAAGAAACCTACTTTGCCAGTGAACGCGAGAAACAGATTAATCTCTTAAAGGACTTACAACATAATCTCCCTGATTTGTCCCAACATGAAGAGAAATTAAAAAACTTTGATACAAAAAGACAGCGCATCCTGCCAGAATTTGAACAATTTGAAACCGCTTTAAAAGAGATCCAAGGCAAAGGAAAAACTGCCAGTGAATTAGGCAAACAATATGAAGCGCAAAAAGCTCAAGTTAAAACCTCCCGTGATAAGCTCGAAGGATTATTTCAAGAAGATGACCCCAAAGCCTTTCGTGAGCACGCACTTAAATTCCAAGACTTATTGAAGTTCAGAGGACAAGCCAGCAGTGAGCTAAAAAAGATTCAATTGGAAAATGATAGCGCTTATCCTGATCTGCAACTAAAGCATGGGAACCTCTCCAAAGCGCTGAATAACCTATTACCTGAGTACGAAGCTTTAAAAGCCGAAGACACCAACATCCGTGAAGCCTCTAAATTACAAGCACGCATCAAAGAGATTGAACAACAACACGGGCGATTTAAAGATGAAGAATTGCCGCTGCTTAAACAAAATACCGAAAGCAAACAAGCCAAACTCAAAGAAGCACTCGAGCAATTAAGCACCTCACTCACCGGCAAAAAAACACAGATGGATGAGAAGAACGCCCTTTTGCAAAGCTTACAACAACAAGGCACCGACTTACATAGTAGTATTCAATCTAACCAGGAACGTTTAGAAGGGGCGATTAGTAAACATAAAAACAGGGCTCAGATGGGGGCTTTATTAGGGGCTGCAATTGTCGCTTTGGCAACGTGGGGTGCAGGGGCTGCTTTTGGTGGGGCAACTGGCATTGGTTCAGCAGCAACATCAGGAGCTCAAGGGGCGGGATTAAGCGCATCAACAGCGGCATCTATTGGTAGTGGAGTGACAAATGCCGTGACTTACGCCCCTTTAATTACTGGACTAGCGCAGTTTCAAAATCACATGGGACACATTGGCAAAGTCACCGAAAAATTAAGTGATCAGCAACAAGCCGCCTTTGAAGCTATTGGGCTTGACCCGTCAGTGATGGACTTAGCTAATTACAAGATTAACGACTTAAAAAACATCGATTACGTTAAGGGTTTGCGTCACATTGATAAGCTTGAGGATGTCTATAAGTCGAAGGTACCGATTCCTGAATTAGGGAATATGCGTCAGTCTTTACAACATTTTGGCTTACCAACTCTACCGAAGATCGATGACTTACCGAATTTAAATGACACCTTGGGGCGCGTGGCTGAATCCCCTGAGTATTTGGGTGTGCCGAAAGTCTCTTCAATGCTCGCAAAGAAATTTGGCAATCTAGCATACTTAAACCCTGATTTGTTAAAGGTCGTTAATAAGGCATATCGTAAGAAATAGGAAAAGTAAAAAAGTAGGAAAAAGGAACAATAAGGATATTCAACATGGCACTCATCGACATTAACAAAACCATTGAAAAATTTGAATCCATCAAAGGCAAACGCGATGCGGTTAATACCCTATGGGAGAACATCGAAAAATACGTATGCATTGGTAAAACCGTTGAAAAAAACAACAAAGAAGTCTTTGATTCTACTGCACGTTGGGCACGTCACCAATTAGCTTCTGCTTTGCAATCCCTGCTGATTAACCCGCAAACACTGTGGTTTAGTATCGCCTTGGAAGATGACCCTGCCAACCAAAAAGAACGACTAGAGCGCCCCTTTGCTGAACTTGAGCCTGATAATGATGAAAATCGCCTATGGTGCTATAATACTGAAAATGCCATGCGTAGTCTCTTTAGCTCAGCACACACCAACTTTTACGGGCAAATTCACGAATTCTTTTTAAACCTTGTCAGCTATGGCACCGCTGTTTTTTACATCCAAGAAAGCCCGAGCATCAAATACGGCTGCTACTTTAAAAACATTGATGTCAAAGAATGCTATTTCAACGATAACGATATTGGCACCGTAGATGAATTGTTTAGATTCTTTCAAATGACCTATGCCCAAGCAGCTTTCCATTTTCCTAAGGAGCAGTTTTTTGCCCAAAATGCCGAGCGTGATCCTAATGGTAAAACCGATATTCTACACGTCTGTCTGCCTTCAACCAATGGAGCTCAAAACGCGGATAGCACTAAGAATAAAAACAAAAAATATGATTCCGTCTATCTCTCCATGGAAAAAAGAACCTTGCTCGTTGAGAACACAATGGATTACTTCCCGTTTATGGTCACCCGTTGGACTAAACAAGCTGATTCAGCCTATGGATTTTCACCTGCAATGCAAGTCATGCCCGAGATTGATCTACTAAATAACATCCGTAAAGGCATGATTGTCGGAATGCATCGTCACTTAGACCCCCCATTACTCATGCCCAAAGAAGGTTATAATTTACCGGTGCATAATTTACCAGGGAGTATTAATTTTTATCGCAATGGGATTCAGGACAAAATCCAACCACTACTGTTTAATACCGAGCATGATTTGCCGGTGTATCATCAAGTCGAGAACTGTCGCGAAGCCATTTTAAAAGCCTTTCATCTGGATTTATTTCATATGCCTAAAGAAGATAAGGAGATGACTGCCAGTGAAGCAATGATTCGTAATGAAGAACAGATGCGACGTTTTGGCGCCATTATTGGGCGAATTGAAACCGAGCTATTAAACCCCATGATTAGCAATGTCTATGATATTTTAAACCGCTATGGACGCATCCCCCCTATTACCCAAGATGGCAGCCAAGCCAATATTACCATCGAGTACCGCTCACCATTAGCTAAAGCTCAAAAAGCCTCTTTATACAGTGCTGTGGAGGATATGTTAGGTTTTATTCAGCGCTCTGGCATTGCCAATATTAAACCCGAAATCTATCACAACATTAACTTTGATCGCCTGTTAAAACTCTTTGTTGAACTAAAAAATGTCCCACCGATTATCTTAGCAACACACGCAGAATTCCAACAAGAACGCGGCGAATTTGAACAACAAAAACAACTGATGATGCAGCAACAAATAGGACAAGGAGGAATCCAATGAGAATTAAACTGGACTACACCCTAGACCCCATCGAAAACAAACAACATTTACTCTTAAAAAAAGTGTTTAGTACCGAAGAAGGCAAAGAAGTATTTGATCTATTAACGGATTTTTCTTGTCTTTTTTTGTACAACATTCATCTAACACCCTATCAAAGTGCTTGGATGGAAGGCAGACGTTCTTTGATGCTTGATATTGCCAATATTACCCGTGGTGTCAGCAAAGAAGAACTTGAAAAATATGAAAAAAAACGTCAACAACTCAAAAAAGGAGAATTCCCATGGAACCTACCAACAACACAACAGGATCAACAGGAACAGAACAACAACCCGTGGACAATGTGGTAAATTGGAAAAACGATATTTCGCCCGATTACCAAGAACACATTAGCCATTTTGAAAGCATTGGTGACTTAGTCAAGGGCTATTATGATTTAAAAAGTAAGCCTCAAGGACTAATCCCTCCCCAAGAAGATAATGAGGAGCAGTGGAATAGCTTTTATAATCAACTGGGCAGACCTGAAAATAAACAGTACCTTGAGGCGAATGAAGATGAACGTAAAACCATTGCCCCTTATGAAGACATCCTTTTTAATGCGGGATTGTCAAAAAAACAAGGTCAAACGTTACTTAATGCACTCATCAACAAGGCACAAACCGACGCCAAAGCCAATGAGGACGCGCAAAAAGCAACCTATGAAACCAATCAAAAGGCGCTTAAAGCAAAGTACGGTGACAATATGGAAGCAACCCTGAATACCATCAATGGCACCCTGAAAAAGTTCGGCGGGGAGTCACTAACGGGATTACTGGAAGCAACACAATACCATCCTGAACTGGTTAACTTCTTAGTCAATGTCGGGCAAAGTCAATCACCAAACCCCCTAATAACAGGTGACGCCAAACCCATTGCAGGCTCGAAAGAACACGCCATTGCCGAAATCAAACGCCTTGAAAATGATGATAAATTCATGAGTAAGTACCACGATAACAGCCACAAAGAGCATGACGAAGCCATCAAAACACTTACCCAACTTTATGATCAGGCGTATTCTAGGTAAAGAGCTTTAAGACAAAAGGCAAAGCAAAACCAACAAGGATAATACCAACCAATGCCTTAAAGTGACTGTCTATTTTGGTAGATAATTTGGAAATGTCCTCTTTGGTTTCTATCCTTAGTTTATCAATCTTTGCATCTAGACCTTTTTCAACACGATCTATTTTCGCATCAAGACGATCTATCTTTGAATCAAAGTGCCCACCAATACGATCAATCTTAGCATCTAGTTTAGCAATATCCTCTTTAACCTCTGAGCGTAAACTCGCAATATCCTCTCTGGTCGCCGCATGCATTAGATAATCAAAAATCGTATCTTCTCTGACCGTAAACCCTCGATCTAGTCTCTCATTTCTCTCACTATTATTTTCGTTTCTTGTACTCATGTTTACCATCCTCTTTATCACCTTTTAACTGAATATAAACTTCTTCCCGATGAACAGGCATCCACTTAGGCGCACTAATCCCTACCTTCACCGTCGGCTTTCTCATATCAAAAGTGCCTATCGTGATCGTAATGTTATCACCTATCATAATACTTTGCCCTTGGCTTCTCTCTAATACTAGCATTCTTCCTGCTCCTTATCCTACTTGTTATACTTCATTAAACACACACCTATTTCTTCACAATCCATCAAAAAACGATCTACTAAAGGTTTAAATTCATTCATTAGTTGCTTAGTATCTCGTCTTAAATAGATTGCCCGAAAAGGATTAGAACCTACCTCTTCCTCGTAAATAATCCTCCGTGCCAAAAATCCTTTGTGTTCAACCGTCTGTTTATTTATAGTTTCGTTAGCCATAATAGCCTTCTGTATAGGTTGTTTTGGTTAGCACTGTCAGAAAGAATGAGCCCTCTCTGGCAGTGCGCTTGTTATCTAGTTAGACTAGAATTTGGTTATATTGCATACTGATGTTTAATAGCATCAACAAGAAAACCCGCTGAATTCGTCACAGAGCCTTGCTTCATTTTGCTCATCGTATAGTCAATATGTTTCTCAATGAATCCTGAACTGTGCTTATTCACTAGATTATTTGCCACGGATTCAGTAATGCCAAAATTAATTAGCCGTTCTTTTAAACTATCTTTAGCGAAATCTTGTGCCATTTCTTCAGGCGTTGGAAGCTGATTTATAGAGACAGGTTTAGGTGCTTCCTCTGTTTCCTCAATCCGTTGATACTTTGCCGGCTTAGTCCCTTCCTTCCGCTGAACAATGAACTTAATGGCCTCTACTACCCGCCCCCGTTTAATTTCCTCAAAGTCAAT